GAAATTGTAAAATAAAGTGCTAAATTTGCAATATAAACACGAAACATGAAACCAATTATCACAATTTTATCAGCACTCCTTTTGATGGTAGGTTGCTCGAAGGAAACCAACTGCAACTCAAAAAATGGATCTGTTGAGATATACACTGATAAATACGGAGGTTGTTCAATATCCGGTCAAGACGGTAGAGTTGATTTAATGCTAAATGCGAAATCTAAGACGGTAATTGAAAAGCCAACCGGTAAATATTATATCGCCTATTACAACAACACATCGGTACTAAAAAAAGATTCGTTTGATGTAAAGGTGTGCGAAACTGTTAAATTGACGTATTGAAAGGGAAATTTACCATAGAGTTATTCGATTCGATTTGTGAGGAAATAGCAACAACCGATAAAGGGTTATCAACTATTTGTAAACGAAAAGATGTTTCGACTACTGCCTTTTATAATTGGATTAATGATGATGATACCTTAGTTGACAAATACGCGCGCGCGAGGGAATTGCAAGCCGAATACCTAGCCGACCAAATTATTGAGATCTCTAGTTTAGAACGGGTATCAGAGGAAACGACAATTTTTGATGACGGACAAGGTAACGAAAAAACATCTGTTACAAGGAAAGACAACTACAACAGAACACGTTTAGAAATAGATGCGCGTAAATGGAAAGCGTCTAAACTTGCACCAAAGAAGTTTGGAGAAAAGTTAGACGTTACAACTGGAGGTGAAAAAATACAAAACCTACCTCCGTTTATGAAAACGAATGAAAGCCAATCCTAACTTTGATTACTTACACGAAAAACTGCCAAACCAACGGATAACACTTTTGCAAGGTGGTACTCGTTCCGGTAAAACATACGCTACTATCTATTTCTTAATCGATTACTGCTTAATGTATAGCGGTATGGAAATAGATATTTGCCGTGATACATTCACCGCATTAAAGGCTACTGCGTGGAAAGACTTTAAAGACGTGCTAATAAGTTGCAACCTCTATAATGACAAATATCATAATAAGACCGACCATAGTTATTTGCTTAATGGGAATACAATTAATTATTACGGGGCAGATACACCAGATAAAATACATGGTCGTTCACGGGATATACTTTGGATAAACGAAGCGCACCAATTCCCGCAAGAAACAATAGACCAGCTATTCCCAAGAACACGTTACAAGATTATAGCCGACTATAACCCAGCATTAGGGTTAGAACATTGGCTAGACCCGTATATTGAAAAATACCCTCCATTAATCACAACCTATAAAGACAATCCGTTTTTAACAGCCGATCAAGTTGAAGACATTGAAAGCCGAAAAAACAATAACTATTGGTGGAAGATTTACGGTAGTGGTGAACGTGCTGATAGGGAGGGTGCGATATTCACTAACTTTGAAATAGGTAACTTTGATACGTCATTGCCTTATGCTTACGGCCAAGATTATGGATTTACCATTGACCCAACAACACTTGTTAAGGTTGCGGTAGACGAAAAGAAAAAGATTATCTATTGTGACGAACAACTTTATTCAACGCAAGGTATGGGGGTTGATGCAATATTTAATACCAATCTAAACCTAATCCACAAAAAAAACGATTTGATTATAGCAGATAGTGCTGAGCCTCGTTTAATTGACGACTTGAAACGAAAAGGGTTAAACATTCAAGGGTGCATTAAAGGTCAAGGTTCAGTTAGTGCTGGTATATCTAAAATGCAAGATTATAAGATTGTTATAACGCCAACGTCTAGCAATATTCGTAAAGAGCTATCTAATTATGTTTGGAACGACAAAAAGGCTGGTATTCCAGTAGATGCATTTAACCACTTAATTGACGCAATTCGTTACGCATTTGATTATCTTGCACGACCGAAACATTCAACAGTACTAAAAAAGAACTCACTAATATGATAACAGCTAAATTTAATGGTGAAGACGTAAAGATACCAACTTCATGGGGCGATGTATCTTACAAAAACTACATTTCGTACACTAAAACAGACAATCAAATTGAGCAAGTTAGTATATTGGTAGGTATTGAAAAGGATAAACTAGAAAAGTTAAACAGCGAAAGTTTAGGGGCTATACTTATGGCTATGTCTTTCACCACAGAAGAACCAAGCGCATACATGGCGGAGCTAAATAGTACCGATGTTGGACGGGAAAGCTATGGTAAAATAGAAATGGCAAAGGCTATTTTACTAGGCAATGAAAAACCGATTGATGCGGTGTTACCTATACTAAAACTATACACCGGAATCGACTATGCTGATATGCCAACTGATATTGTTCATCCTTTGGGCGCTTTTTTTTTGCTCAGTTGCATAGCTTTTTCGAGCGATACAAACGATTAAACGAGTATAAACCGAGTGCAGTTGAACAGTTAGCCAACGTGGATAGGTTTAAAGCATTTGGTGCAAAAATGACTATCAAAGCCATTGGGGAAAAGTACAATAAAACCATGTCGGAGGTTCTGCAGTTACAAGCCGAGGAAGTTTACGAGGTGCTTTTGATGGACTTTGAGCAGTCTATGTACCAACGTGACTTGGAAAATGCCTATAAGCAATTAAATAAATAGGGCTAAACTCAATCAAAAGCATAATTATTATGCAATTTTGCGAGTATGTATATCGACTTCATAAATGTATTCAAGACTATTGCGGATGAGATAAACCCAAACGGAGAATTTTATCATGGTAGAGTATCAGATGCAAACCTAGCAATCGATAAATTACCTTTGCCACAAATACACGTTTATCCATTTAAAGTTGCACCCATAAATAAAAACTATGGTTTGGATAATGCACCGAATATATTACTGGCTTTTATATTTCAAGATTCCCCAAATAGTAGTGATACTGAAAGGGATGCTATCATAAACTTAGCCGATACCATGCAACGGGCATTCCGGTCAAAGCTAGATGAATTGGATTTGGATTACACTAATTACGAAGCTGAGCCTTTTTTTAAACAGTTTAGCGGTGTGACAAGTGGAATGTTTGTTCGTTTTAACATGACATTAAAAGTAACAGCGTGTTAGATGTGCAAGTCATATTGAGTAAATGGGGCATTAAATTGACCGAGCAACTTGTGAATGATATTCAGAATAAACTTATTCAAAGACAAGGCGCAAGAGGTTCGTTTACTTCACCGGTTAATGCTAGTGGTGCATTAGCACAGTCGATTAAATACACTATTGACGGTTATAGATTAAAGGTGCTAGGCAATGACTACATATACTATTTGCAAAATGGTAGAAAGCCCGGAGGCAGACCTCCGGTAAAAGTCATTCGTCAATGGATAGATGACAAAGGCATTGTACCAGAGAAAGGCAGTAAAGATTCTTTGGCTTGGGCTATTGCAAAAAAGATTGAGCAAGAGGGTACAACTATTTATAAAGCCGGTGGTAGTGATTTAGTGAGTGGAATATTTAACGAGGCTTTGCAAAATTCAATAGAAAGTGACTTTGCCAATTTGATAGCAAGTGAAATAAGTAGTGAAATTCTAAATATCGCAGCGTGATTCGTAAAACATACATACCAGTATCAGTTCCACCTAAATGGAGTTCCGTACACCAGCCTATTCGATTTGTGTACGATATGCCTATGGAAGAATGCGTATTGTATAACCATGCGAGTGAGGGTTATTTATCGGTGTGGAGTGGCTTATTTATGGATTTAGATGTGCCGGTTACAGTTGGCGGTTTAGTATTTATTACAACCGGAACGTATAAAGGCTATCACGTAGTTAAAAAGATATTAGGGTATGGTTATAGTGGGCTTGTAAAGACAAGCGTTTTATTCCAGACCGAAACGCTTTATACTACATCAACGGGTGGAACTGTATTTGATATTAAACTAGCTACACCCCCCGTATGGAATATTTATGCAGGTTATCAAGATAGTGAAATAAGTTCGCCTAACCCGTTTCCATATACCAAAGTTTCAGAAATCCAACCGGAAGGAAACGGGGACGGGTTAATTGAATTTAATTGTAGCGGTTATATTCAAAGTGCAATGAACCAAATAGCACCGCCAAACGAAGGTACAATTGGAATGAGTATTGACTATTCGCTTTATATGCCTTACCGGATATGTACGCCCGTTTCATTCGATGCTATTTACTTTGCGTTGAATAGCGCAGTAGATACTGATATATTAAATCGTGAATACGTTGGTGTGGATAAGCCGTTAAATTCACTACCTATTGAATTTGGATGTGGTACAACATGGC